TTTAATGCATTACAATCTGAAGATATGAAGAAGAAAAATGGCTGAAAAAAAGTTTATTATTGAAGTACGCACAAAAGGATTTACACGTGCGACAAGAAGTGTAAGAGATTTAGAGAAAAATACCAAAGATTATAACAGAGCAGCAGATAATATGCGAGGTCAGACAAGAGGTCTGATTGCAAATCTTGGTAGTTTAAGAAATAAAATCTTAGTGTATAGCTTTGCTTTAGGTGGAGCTGTAGCGATTATGAATAAGTTTGTGCAAGCCGCATCTGGATTTGAAGATGTGAGAGCAAGATTAGTAGGATTAACTGGTGGAGTAGATCAAGCAGAAAAAGCATTTTTAGCTTTTAATGAGATAGCAAAAACTACTCCATTTGCATTACAAGATGTTGTGAATGCTGGTGCGCAATTAGAAGCATTCGGTCTTAATTCAGAGCTAACATTACAAGCTACTTCAGATTTAGCAGCATTTATGGGTACTACTGCAACGGAAGCTGCTAGTGCGCTTGGTCGTGCTTTCGCTGGAGGAGCAGGTGCGGCCGACATTTTGCGTGAGAGAGGCATACTACAGTTAATTAAAGATTCTCAAGGAATAAAAGACCTTACAAAATTAACTTTACCTCAATTTAGAAAAGCATTAATTGATGCAATGACCGATCCAGATGGTCGTATTAGTGGAAGCGCAGATCGATTATCTGAAACTTTCACAGGTGCATTTACAAATATGCAAGATGCAATAACAACATTTGCTGCTACTATTGGTTCATTGGTAAGTGAAGATTTAAAAGCATTAGTAAATGGTACTGAAGATTTTTTTCGTTCATTAGATATAAAAAGATTAAAAGAATTTACAACTACGTTAGTTACTTTTAGTTTTCTTGTCGCTACTTTTAAGTTTGGTCAGTTTATTGCTGGGTTAAATAAAGCACGAATTGCAACGATGCGTTTAAATGCAATGATGGCAACTGCTTCCTTTATGACTGGTAAATTTTCAAAAGCAATTATTGCTCTTGGAGCAATTCTTACTATTGATTTTTTTGTTAAACGCGCTGATTTATTTAATGATTTATCTGAAAGTATTGACGATAATGCTAATGCATCTAATAATGCTAAAAATGAACTAGAAAAATATAAACAAGGATTATTAAATACTACTACTGCTGTTGATGGGATGAATCAGAGTGTACTGGATAGTATTAAAAAGCATAAGAGTATTACGGAAAGTTATCAAAATCAATTGGCAGCTTTACTGGCACAAGAAGCAGCAATGGATGGTGCAAATTTAGTAGAACAAGAACGAATTAAAAATATGGGATTTTTAAGTATTAAAACAGAAGAAACTATAAAACAAATAGAAATAGTTACTGCTCGTATTAACGAAAGAACTAGAGCAGAAAAAGCATTATCAGAGCAAGAGAAAGCAAGAATAAAAAGACAGAATGATAATTTTATTGCTCTAGCCGCAATGGAACAAGATAGAACAGATCGCAATGAGGCAGCTAAAAAAGCACTCGAAGATCTTAATAAAGAAGTTAGTGAAAATTTAGTAGTAAATATGGAAGAAAGTGTAGATCATTCTGATTCTCTCGCTAGAGGTATTCTGTTGGCTGCTGGTGCGATGAAAACATTAACAGATGAATCAGCCACAACTGAACAAAAAATGTCTACTTTACTTGCAACTCTTGGAAGTGTTTTAATGATGACTCCAGGTGGTCAAATACCAGGCGCATTTTTAACTGCTGGATCTATGTTTGTAGGTCATACTGGCGGTTTAATTAAGAATAATGGTATTCAACGATTTGCAAATGGTGGTCAAGTTCAAGGTGAAGACGATGTACCTATTTTAGCACAGGCAGGTGAGTTTATAATGAAGAGATCCGCAGTACAAAATATTGGAGTACAGAATCTAGCCAATATGAATAGAACTGGCAACTCAGGTGGAGTTACTATCAATATCTCAGGAAACATGATTGGTAATGATGAGTTTGTTCGAGATAATTTAATTCCAGAAATACAGAAAGTTAGCAATCAAGGTTTAGCATAGTATGGCATTAAGTAATGCGCCATCAGAATCCAACGTCAATGAAAATTGGCTATTCCAATTTAGTGCAGATAATAACAATTGTTTAGAGTTTGATGGTACGGATGACTATGTATCTTTTGGTAATGTTTTAGGATTATATACTAGTTTTACATTAGAAGCGTGGATTAAACCAGATACTTATAGTGCTAGTAGTGGTACTCAAATTATACTAGAGAGAAGTCAAGATGGATCGACCGAAGCTAAAAACACAAATTGGCAAATTGCATTACGTCATAATGGTTTACGATGTAAGTATCAATATGGTACTGGATCAAATGTATCTAATACTGTTACTACTAGTGCTATTACCGCAAATAATTGGCATCACGTAGCTGTATTGCGAGATGATAGTCTAAATCAAATGCGATATTATGTTGATGGTGTAAAAGTTGGAACTGTAACAACGAATGTTTCTAATGATCCAACTGGTGGTGCATCTGGAGTTGTGTCCGTTGGTGCTAATTTTGAACAAAACAATGAATTTGATGGTGAAATTGCACATGCACGTGTTTGGAGTGTAGCAAGATCAGATAATCAAATTGCACACTACTATAATAGAACTATAGATAGTACTGCATCTAACTTAGTGGGTTACTGGAAACTAGATGAAGGTACTGGATCAACCGTTGCAGACAGTAGTAGTAACTCTAATAGTGGTACAATTACAAGTGCAGAATGGTCTATAGGTGGCTTTGATCAATATATTCATTCATTTGGGATTTCCACTAGTGATACAAAAGTAGATAATAATTTTTATCCTGGTGCAATATTAAATAGAAATGTTAGTGTACGTGATTCTATAAATATAACGAATGGTACATCAACAACAAGTAATATTTCTTTAAATGTCGCTAATGTAGTTTTTGATGGTATTGATTTATATAAAAGAATATTTAATGGTACAAATAACTATTTAAATAAAGAAGTTCGCGTTTATGCGCAGTTTAATCGATCAGACTCCATTAGTGACTGTCAACGTATTTTTACAGGTAGATTAGTTGATATACAATTAGACGAGAAACAACAATTATCATTGCAAATAAATGCGCATAGACCTTGGGATAAAATTGAATTTCCACAAGTAAAATCTCTAAATGATATATATCAACCTGTCGCATATGGAGATTACATTGAGCATGGTGATAAAAGTTTAGTTAGAGAACATACAAATGCATTATATCCTGCGCCTTTTAAAAGAAAAGGTATTACAGACGATCATTTAATTATTACAACAAAATCTCATTCAGATATGAGGCCACATTATTATGATCGTTCAGCAGATGCATTTTTACCAATAAAAGCAGATAATTATATTGCGCAAACAAAAGATTTAGAGTCTGGTTATGATACTAATGTAAATATTGGTGTAGTGAGTCGAGAGTTGCAAAGAAGATTTAGATTAAATGCAACAGCTATAAGTTCTAAAGGTACAAGTACATTTAGCAACGTAGAAAATTTAACATTTGATGAGTACAATGGTATAAATGGAATTGTTCATAGTTTTACTGGTAATAATTCTACGATTAGTCAAAAGGATGTTTATTATAATTTTGCATGTGAATTAAAAAAAATTAATGATTCTGATGTAGATATAAAAGGTATTATTGCCACACCTCCATCACAAGTTAATGGCGATATATTTATAAAAATAAGATATTCTGGAGCTAGTGGTGATATATACAATGGTACAATTCCTGCTAGTACAAATCTTGCAATAACACAGCCAAATGGTCTTGCTGGGCAGGTTTCTGTTAGTGATTCTGGATATGGTGCTATAGGTATTACTATTGCAAATAATAATTTAAATACTGTACGCTTACAAACACAAATCACATCAGTGGATTCAAATAATATTACCTTGGAAATTAAAATTACAGATTTAGTGTTATATTTTGATATTCAAGAATCTTATGATGAGAGTAAAGGTTTAACTAATAATAGTATCTCTACTAGTTCTGGGTTAAAAAATCTATATATTGGTGCAGATGGACTCACTGCATCTTGGGATAATGGTGCAATTTCGCATGGACACGATATTCACAGAGATTTATTAATGAGGTTTGCTGGTTTAGGAAGTTATGATCCAATTAATTATAGTTCATTAAATACGGATCGTGCTATTGACAATTGGAAAGGTAGATATTGGACGTTAGAGCCAGTTTCTTTGAAAGATGTATTAGATAAACTTGCTTATGAATTTTCTTTTTGTTATAAAATGGATTCTAGTGGATTACTAAAGTATATATATGTAGTACAAACTAGTGAATATGATACTTTAAAAAATAATGGCAATGTTTTAAACATGACTAAAGATGATCTTAGTAATATACAAATTAGCACTACTGGATTAGATGAATTAACTACTAAAATGATTGTAAATAATCATTTACATCCTGCGGAAACTGGTCGTTATTATAATAGTGTAACCGCAACTAATACTGCAACACGTGCTAAATATAATTTAGGTGCAAAAGAAGGTATAAAAACTGAATTTTTAGATATTAATGTAGGAACAACACCAACTTCACCAAATTCTGATTGTAATGCAGATTTTTATTCTTATTATGACAATTTAATTGGAGAAATAAAAACAATTATTAAATGTAATGTAGTCAATCCAGCAAAAGGATGCCAACTAGAAACTGGTGATATAGTCACATTCACAGATATGCCAGTAGAGATGTTTGGCACTGATTTTAGTACCAGTACATATTTTATGATTGTAGAAACAAAACGCTCACCAGGTAAGGTAAGCATAACAGCAAGAGAGGTAGGCTAGTGGCTAACCAAACTATAAAAACACCAAGATTTTATCCAGACTTAATTAGTTATCATAGAGCAAGAGGATCATCAGTTGGTATCGTAAAATCAGATATATTAAATACAATTGCAGTGCAAACAGGTAGCGCAGGTGAGCTATTTGATCTTCGACCATTAAATCAAGTGACATTTGATACTTCTGCCAATACTTCTAAGCACGTATTAACTAATTTTAGTTTTACAACTGCTAGTTATAAACAGAATTATATTGCAATTTTGAATCATAATTTAGCTACATCTGTTGGTAAAATAAGAATATTTGCAGGTAATGAATCGAGTGATATTACTGCTTTAGATGGTGGAAACGCAGATACTGCTGATATAAATTGGGGTAGTGTTACTAATGGTGAGGTGGTCAACGCAGACACACGCACGAATGCATCTGATAGTAAATCACTAGTCATAGAACCATCATCAGATGGCACAACTGTTCTTACGTTTGATGAGCAGGACTTGCGTTATTGGGCGGTGCAATTTGAAGGCAATACAACCAATACTGGTAATGCAACAACTGGCACGTGGGGATCAACAGACCTTGCCGTTGGCAGTATTATGATTGGTGAATACTTTGATATGCCTTTTTCACCTGATCTAAACCTTACTAGGTCTATTGTATATGATAAAGTAAATGTAGCGGAGTCCGCAGGTGGACAGCGTTATGCTACTGCAACTAGTTTTGGACGCA